TGATGGAGCTATTTTAGTTCCATTTGAGTTCAGCGTCTCAGATAGTTATATGTTTGCTATTACCAATCAACGCATACATGTGTTTAAAAATGGTGCATTGGTTACAAACATTAATGCAACTGGACTAGACTATATTGCTGCAACAACCCTTACATCTGCTATATTGCCAACTCTTAATTGGGCGCAGTCAGCTGATACGCTTATCTTAGTGCATGAAGATCTGCCTCCACAGAAATTAGTTCGTGGTGCAACTGATGCATCTTGGACGTTCAGCGCATTAACTATCGACAATTATCCCTATCATGCGTTCACACAGACGCTAACTGCTGGAGCAACAACACTAACAGTTAGTGCTAAAGATGGAACTGTTGACATAACTGCTGGTGTTGCAACATTTTCTGCTGCAAGTGTTAACCAATATATTCAGATTAAAGATGCGAATGGGTATGGTCGTGCTCGTATCATTAGCTTTGTTTCTACAACTGTAGTTACGGCACAAACAGAAATTCCTTTTAACAAAACCACAGCATACGCTTCTGGAGCGTGGGAAATAGAAAGTGGATATGAAGTTGTTTGGTCCGCTACACGAGGCTATCCTCGTTCTGTTACATTCCACCAAGGCCGTCTATTCTTTGGTGGTTCTAAGTCTCGTCCTGCTACTGTATGGGGTAGTCGTGTTGGGGACTACTTTAATTTTGATCCAGGTACTGTCCTAGACGATGATGCAGTTGAGGCAACGGTCGATACGTCTCAGTTAAACTCAATTGTGCATTGCTATTCTGGCCGTGATTTGCAGTTCTTTACCACTGGTGCTGAGTTCTATGTACCCCAGAACCTAATGGACCCTATCACGCCGAGCAACTTCTTTGTTAAGATTGCAACGCTAAATGGCTGTAAGAAAGAAATCAGGCCGCAGGGTTTGGATTCAGGTACGCTCTTTGTCCAGAGGCAGGGCAAGGCATTGAATGAGTTTGTCTTTACAGACTCCCAGTTAGCTTACGTCTCTAACAAGATTTCGTTGCTGTCATCACATCTACTCAAAGGTCCAACTGATATTGCTATTCGCCGGGCCACTTCTACGGACGAATCAGATCAACTTCTACTAGTTAATGGCGATGATGGGTCGATTGTGTGCTTCTCCATGTTGCGCTCACAGCAAGTCATTGCGCCGAGTGAGTTTATCACTGATGGCCTATTTAAGTCAGTCGGCGTGGATGTAGATACGATCTATGTGATTGTGCAACGAACTATTAACTCAGTCACTAGATACTTTGTAGAGCGGTTTGATAACACTTTGACATTGGATAATGCAGTCACTGGTGGCGCAGCAGCATCTGTTACGGCTGCTAACCTTGCGGCAAAGACATGTAAGGTCATTGCTGATGGCGTGGTGTTGCCTGACTCGGTAGCCAATAGCTCTGGTGTTGTAACATTTAGTCGCTCATCTACGACCAGTTACCAAGTAGGTTTAAACTACGATGTTGAAATTACCACCATGCCAGTTGAGCCTCGGCTGCAAAGCGGAAACTTGCGTGGATTTAAGAAGCGCATCATTGAAGTGAACGCTGAGTTCTACAAGACTCAATCTGCGTCTATTGCCGGGCAAGAGGTCCAGTTCAGGAAATTCGATAGCGCAGTTTTTGATTCTCCAGTGGCTGAATACACTGGTCTCAAGACTGTTGGACCGCTGCTTGGCTTCGACTATGATGGCTCGATCACTATCACTCAACCTATTCCATTGAAGATGACGCTCCTCTTCTTGGATTACAAAGTTAGCGTGGGGCAATAGTATGTTTTTAGCAGCACCACTTCTTGGCGCAATAGGGGTCTCTGGCTCGGCAATCGCTGCTACATCAGGGATTATGAGCGCAGTTGGATCTATAGCCTCCATAGCCTCCGCTGTTGGAGCATTTGCTAGTGGTAACCAGCAGCAAGCTATGTACGATGCTCAGGCTAAACAGGCTCAGCTTCGCGCACAGGCTGAAGAACTAAAATACAAGCAGCAGGGTGTGGCTGTTCTGCAAAGGACTAACATGACTGCCGCTGCTATTGCTGCTCGTGCTGGTGCTGGTTCGGTCGATCCGTTCTCTGGCTCGGCAAGCGACCTTACATCCTATGCATTTGGTCAGGGCTTTGGTGAGTTCAACATGACTGCTACTAACGCTGCCTTGGCTCGTGAGCAGGGTGTTGCACAGGCTGGCATCTACCGCATGATGGGTCAACAAGCCTACACTGCTGGTATCGCTAAGGGTGTTGGCGGCATCTTCTCTGGCCTGATGTCAGCATCAGCTATTGGCGGTGCGCCATTTGGTGCTGCATCAGTTGCGCCATCTAATGCGCTAGATGTATTTGGAAGTGCTAACCCGGCTGCTATGGGCTTCGCTTCGCCAATGGCTCGTGCATAATAGGATATACAAATGGCATTGCCTCGGTATCAGAATGTTGGTGTTGAAGTTGCTGGCGGGATCCGCGGGTTAGATTTTCCTAGCCGTGGTGAGGCTACACGCGGTCTTGATACTATTAGCCATGTCTTAGACAAGATGTCTGAATCATTCTTCAAAGAAGCGGCTGTTGCTGCTACGGCTGAAGGTGAGAAGTATGGTGCTGAGAACGCTCCAACTCCAGAGCAGATTGCTGAGGCGCGTAAACTCAATCAGCCAGTTGCACCTATCGGTGATTCCCGTACCTATTTTGGAAAGGCCGCGAACCAGGCGGCAACTCGTATCGCTGCAAAGAACGTAGCAGTTGATGCTGAACTTGAAATGGGCCGCATCCAGAATGACATCGCCGCTGGTAGGGTATCAGCCAATGATGTGATCCCTCGCGTTAATGCTCTTGCTAAAGGCTACTCTGGCGCACTGAAAGAGTTTGACCCAGTGATGGCTCGTAGCGTCGAGGCTGATCTTGCGCTGCACGGCAACAAGATGTTCCTTGCTGCATCCAAGAAGGCCACTGCTGACGCTATTGCTGCTCAGGGCGCAAAGGCTCTTGAGGCTGGTGAAGAGACATACCGCAACACTGTCAAGAACATTATGGCAAATGGTGACCAGTTCTTGCAGGGGCCAACAATTAGTGGCAATGCAGCAATTTACACTGTGCAACAGCAGATTGACGATGCTTATGCTAAAGCAGAAAATCAATTCAATAGTTTGCCAAAAGCTGCTCGCAAAGAGGCAATGAAGAATCTTCCTGTATGGGCGCAAGCTGAGTTTAAAAGTTTTGTCATAGACAAGATTGTCACTGCTAAATCTGAAGATGAATTAAAACCTATCCTTGAAGGGATTCAAAATAGGCAATATGAAGCATTTTTTACAGCGAATAAAGATGAAGCACTTACCATTAAGAAGGCACTAACTAGTGCTATAAATGAATTTGAAGCACAACCTAAACGCGATTTAGTACAGCAGCAAGCAGAATTGCGTCAAATCCCTGCGAATTATGATGCAGCATTAACATCAGGAAAAACAATTACACCTGGTGTTGTGAAATCAGATGATGAGATCAGAAAGATATTTAAAAATAACCCACTCGCTGGAGAAGAGTTGATTGATAAAATCAAAATTTCCCGTGAAACATATGAATCATGGTTGGAATATAAATATAAACCCGCAACAGAACTAAATGCAGAACGCAAACGTCTTAAAGATGAATTAGATTCTTCCCCATTTGGCGAAACTGCAAAAAGACTTGCTGCATTGAAACGGTTTGATGCAGTTGCAACGGCACGCGACAAGATGCTTGCTGATGATCCAGCTACGTTTGCTGCTAATCTTCCAGAAGTTAAAGCCGCTTTTGCTGAAACTCAGAAGGAAGGTGTAAGTGAAGTTCAGCGCACTACTTCATGGGAAAAGTATGGCAACACTATGAAGTCAGTGCAGATGGGTCTTGGACTTAGTGAGCATGAAGTCAAGATCTTGCCCAAGGGTGTTGTCGATGGTGTTGTGGCTGAGTGGGAATTAAAAAAAGGCGGTCAAAATATTGCTTCTTGGTTGCAAAGCGAATCCACGCGTTGGGGTTCTATGTGGCCTGACGTTATGAAACAGTTACAACCTAGCCTTCCTGCTGCTGCTCCTATCATTGCGACTATGCAAAGTTTTGGACAGAACTCTGCTGCGATAAAATTAGCTGAATTGAGCGGAACAGAAAATACAAAGGCACTTAAACAATTTCTTTCTGAAAATCATGAGACCTCTAAAGGAATCAACGTTGCATTAGAGAGAGTAATGAAACCATTTGAGTCATCCGTTGCTGCCTATGCTGATGGGCCAGCCGTTGCAGAACAGTGGAAAGGGGCGATTAAAACCCTTGCTGCTGGGTATGTAATGTCTAATGCAAAGTCACCAAAAGACGCTGTTGACCAGGCTTATAAAGAAATACTTGGTAGTCAATACTCGTTTCATGACACATTTCGTGTTCCATTAAGTGTTAAAAATCCAGATGTAATTGCTCAGACAGCAAACGAATTGAAGTTTTATCTGAAGAACTATGACATTAAGGTTCCCCCGTCAGCTATGGCTCAGGCTACCAATATGAGTGAGGCTGAAAAGAAAGATATTTATATCAGAAGTTTGCGCGAATTTGGCAGATGGGTAAACATCCCTGATGATCGTTTTGGACTTCGTTTGATTGATGGTACAGGGGCTGGCGTTCGACGGGCGGATGGTAGTTTCTTCGAAATGGGTTGGGAAGATCTTTCTAATCCGATTACTCGGCCTATGTTCTCTGGTGGCAGACAAACGACCCCAAATCCACCACTGCCAAGGATGAACTAATGCCAATCATCGGCGCATTATCTGATAGACAGTCATACTTTGAAGAGCAGCCTACGGCTCTATCAACTGCGCTTGGCTTGACGGCAGAGGAAACTTTGCTCCGCAGCCCTGTGCCATCTATCTATCGTGCTGCCGAATTGTTTGCTGCTTACCGTAATGAGGATTCGCCACTTATTGCGTCCTCTGATGCCAAGGAAAAGATCAAGCAATATGGGTTTGATCTGGAGGTTCCAGAAGAAGGAATTAGGCAATCCGCCTTAGACATCCTAATCAAGCGCAAACAAAATGAAATTAGGATTCAAGATACTCTATCTCGCAGTCCTGATGGATTCTTTCCAACAACGGCAAAACTTGCAACTGCATTAGGCGCGTCATTAATTGATCCATTGAACATAGCATCTGCTTTTATTCCAGTTGTTGGAGAAGCTAGATATTCTGCTTTGCTTGAAAATGCTGGCGGTGCTGTCGGTCGTGCGATGGTGCGTGGTCGTGTAGGCGTAATGGAAGGTGCAGTTGGCGCGGCTGTCATTGAACCATTTGTTGCTGGTGCGGCTATCTATGAGCAAGCCGACTATAAAATGTCTAACTCTATTGAGAACCTGGCTTTTGGTGGGTTGTTTGGTGGTGGCTTGCACATGGGTGCAGGGGCTATCGGAGACGCTTTATCTCGTGGGGGATCAGCCTACACCTCTAAACCCACTGGCAAGATGAGCGAAACGCTCAATATGCTCGATCCTACTACTCGGCAACAAGCGTTAAAGACCGCCATCTCGCAGGCTATGAGCGGCAAAGAGATTGATGTTGAAGCTATCCTGCATCTCGATCCAAAGTTTGCCCCGTTAAAAGATCGTCTGTTAAGTAGCACTTCAATGACACCATTTACTGAAGTCAAGTTGCCAATCAATCCAACCGACCCTGCTCCGTTCTTGCAACTCGGCGCATTTGGCCCATCTGCTAATGTGACCAATGGCAACCGTACAACTGCTATTGCGTTAAAGAACGATGGTGCGCCGACTGTTTTTGCTACGTTTGAAGAAGCAGAACGGATTCAAAAGACTATTGAGCGGCGCAGTGATGAGCGCATGGAGATTGCCAAGCAGTCTGATGGGCAGTTCATTCTACGCCGTGAGTTTCCAGAGCAGCCAGCCAGAGATACTAGCGGCAACGTATTCCTGTTTGACAACGAACGTGCTGCTTTAAAGGCAACAGATTCCATTTTGGCATTACAGGACGGCAACTATTCTGCTGTGCCTATCATGGTCAATGACGAGATGAAGTGGGCATTGGTTGATAACGCATCGCCAGAGTTTGTTTCTGCTGCCAAGCACTCACCTGATCATGTGTCGTTTGACGTATCACACATCAATCGGTTTACCGATACCAGCATGATGAAGCAAACTGCACCAGAGGATCTAACTCGGCTGCAAGAGGCAATCAGGCAGTCATATAAACCTGGCAGATACCGCTTGTCTGATCAGGAATCATCTATTGCTGCAACTAAATATCTTGAAGAAAAGTCTGTTAAAGTAGACGATATAGCCGCTGTTGATGCAGACATCGAGTATCATATACAAAAGGCAGATAGTCTTGCTGCTACTCTTGGCATTGAAAAGGAACTGGCTAAAGATATTGAAGGCTATAATTTGCTGGTCAAAGACGCTGAAGATATATCTAAAGGCATTGAAGCTGCTGCTACTTGTTCGATTAGAAGGGGCTAACAATGGCTATTACAGATTGTCTGCTTGAAGTTGAAACAGCAGTAGGCCGCAAACTCAGCACTGATGAAGCTGAGATGATCTTTGAGGAAGTGCAGAAGCGCGAAAAGATTGCTCGTGCCAAGAACACTCTTGATACGGTAGACGTTGCCATTCGCGATGCCGCTAGTGAACTTGCCAAGCAATTGATTCGTGCTGCCAAGATCGAGAAGCGCAATGCTGCAATCTCGTTTATCAAGCGCACGGAAGCACTTGAATACATTAAAGCGAACTTTGCCGACAAGCCAGAACTTGGATTGGAATCCATGCTTAGTGGTGTCAATGCCGTCAAAGTAGGGTCTCGTGATAGCATTGCTGCTCGGCAACATACACTGCTCAACGAATGGGGCCGTGGGATGATTGCTGACTTAGACAATGCAGGGACATTGCATATCCTTACATCTGGTGAGTTTGATCGCGACATCTCCCGTGCGTTAGAGACAATTGATAACCCGGCGGCTGCTCCATTTAAAGGGCTACCAGAAGTTATGAAAACTGCGGAAGTCATTAACAAATGGCAAGAAACAATCCGCATGAAATATAATGATAATGGCGGCGCAGTTGACAAGCAAGTTGGCTACATTGTGCGTCAGTCACATAGTTCAGACAAGATTCGTCGCGCTGGAAAAGACACTTGGGTCAGTGGCATTATCGAAAAGCTGGACATGGCTCGCACGTTTGAGGACGGAGCAGATCCAAAAGAAATCCTCGGCAAGATCTATGATAACTTTGTCAGCGGAGTTCATCTCAAATATAAAGAGGAAGTCACTGGCTTTAAAGGCGGCACTGCAAACCTTGCCAAGAAGGCCAGCCAAGAGCGGGTGCTGCATTTTAAAGACGCTGACAACTGGTTTGACTACCACCGAGAGTATGGCGTTGGAACTATTGCTGATGCAGTTCTACACTCAATGGATACTGCCGCTCAAAACATTGGGTTGATGAGCAAACTTGGCCCTAATCCTAGCGATAATTTTAACCGCATTGTTGAATATCTTGGCATGTCGTTAAAGGGTGAACCAGAAAAACTTCGTGCTTTTAGAGAAGCAACTAAGCCAAACGGCTATCTCGGCAATGTTTTTGCACAAGTTGATGGGACATCTCGTATCCCTATTGATGGCCAGATGGCTAAAATTGGTTCTGGCATTCGTGTTATAGAGTCAACATCAAAACTTGGTGGTGCTGTTATTTCCTCAATAACAGATCTTGCAACTGTCATGACTGAGATGGCGTATCAAGGGCATAGTCCATTTGCGGCTCTTGCAGAATCCATTGTTAGCCTTGGGTCTGGTCAAAAAGGAAAAGACTTTGCGGTAGTCGATGCTGGCCTTGGCGTGTTTATGGATTCTCAGCGCGGTGCAATTTCTGGTGCGCGGTATGCTGGCGAGGATAATCTGCCGGGCGCAATGACAACACTGCAACAGGTCTTTTACAAACTAAATGGGTTGACTTGGTGGACTGATACTCTTCGTTCATCCACTATCCGCATGATGTCTCATATCTCTGCTCTTTCAAAAGATCTGCCATTTGAAAAGCTATCTCCCGATATGCAGCGTGTTTATAGTCTTTATGGTATAGACGCTGGTCGCTGGGAGATCATCCGCTCAACCGCCACTAAAGCAGTAGATGGTCGCCAATATCTTTTGCCGTCAGCAGTCAAAGATTTGCCAGATGAAATGTTTGCAAAATACATTACAGACACTGGTGGCAAGGTATCTCCACGCGCCATTAATGAATTGAAAGATGAGATTAAGACACAGTTTGGCTCATACTTTCATGATCGCGCTGACTTTGCAGTGCTTCAACCTGATGCAAAAACTCGATCTATTCTCCAACAGGGTACGCAACCCGGCACACCAGTAGGAGAATTGTTGCGCTTTATTGGACAGTTCAAATCATTTCCAGTTGCCTATGTCCAAAAAGTTTTAGGCCGTGAAATATATGGCAGAGGTGCTGACCCATCTGCTGGGCTTATGGATGCTCTTAAAAACGGGAATGGTGAGATGGGCGGTCTGGCGCAATCATTCATCTTGTCAACTTTGTTCGGGTATGCAGCATACAATGCCAAAGATCTTCTGCGTGGTCGGTACACTGAGAAGCCTGAATCTGCCGCTGATTATGCCAAGATGTTGCAAGCCTCAATGCTGCAAGGCGGTGGTGCTGGTATCCTCGGCGACTTTATGTTTGGAGAAATGAAGAATCGCTATGGCAATACTCCATTAAGTTCAATGCTCGGCCCCACAGCGGGTACAGTAGAAAGCGTTCTTGATCTTTTTGGCAAGGCAAAGTCTCAAGCTATCACTGGTAAAGATGAGAACCTTGCTGCAAATGCCTATAAAGTGGTAATTAACAATACGCCGTTTGCCAACCTGTTCTACACTCGAATGGCACTGGACTACATGATTACCTATCGTTTGCAAGAGTCAATGAATCCTGGCTACCTATCTAGAATGGAAGAGATAGCAAAGCGTGAGCAGGGCAAATCGTTCCTCTTCCCGCCAAGCCAATATGTAAGATAGCAAGTTTGAACGAAACAACACTTTGCTGTATAAGAAGGTATGAGGTGCTTCAATGGCTGACTATAACATCACAGCGGTAACACGGCGCAAGGTCTACTCTGGTTCCGCAGGGGTAGGGCCGTATGCTTTTACGTTCCCAGTGATCAGTCAAACTGACATTGCGGTCTATAAAAACTCAACCAAGCTGATATTGACAACTGATTACACTGTAACAGTTAGCAGCGCAAATGGCACTGGTAGCGTTACTCTGGTAGTAGCTGCGACTAACGCAGACCAGATTACGATTGTCGGTGCGCGGACTATTCAACGTACGACAGACTTTGTTACTGCGGGTGATCTCTCGGCTGCATCTCTAAATGAGCAGCTTGATGGTGAGATCATTATGATCCAGCAGATTGCTGAAGAGAACAAGCGGACACTCAAAGCACCAGTGTATGATCTTGAAGCCGTTGAAGATGGCGGCACTCTTAACATGATCCTGCCTGTAGCAGCTACACGCGCAACTAAGGTTCTAGCATTCGACGCAACTGGGAACCCGGTAAGCTCAACATTAACCATTACAGCCTTAGAAAGCCAAGCTGCTGCGGCTGCTGCGTCTGCCACTGCTGCGGCATCTTCTGCCTCTGCGTCTGCATCCTCTGCCTCTGCGTCTTCTACTAGCGCAACAAACTCATCTAACTCAGCTACAAGCTCAGCATCAAGTGCTGCATCGTCAGCGTCTTCTGCTGCATCTGCTGCTGCTACTCTTGCCTCTGGCTTGTACTCGGCTGTGCAAGATAAGAGTGCTAACTATACGGTGGTCCTTGCAGACGCTGGTGATCTGCTGCGGGTTACAACAACCGCTGGCGCGGTAACAATTACTCTGCCAGAGATTAGCACTGTCGTTGATGGCTTTAAGATTGCAATTGTTAAATGGACTGCTGATGCCAATGGAGTAACAATTGCTCGTTCTGGCTCTAACACAATTAACGGTGTAACAAGCGCAAGCATTGGCTCGCAGTATACCCAGACAACCTTTGTTGCTGACTTTGAAACAAATCAATGGTTTGCATCTACCTCTGGCCTTGGCTCAACCAATGTTGTTGTAGATGCGTTTAACGGCACTGGATCACAAACAGCATTTACGCTTTCTTCAGATCCAATTACTGAAAACAACACCTATGTTTATGTAAGCGGTGTTTATCAATCTAAAGCTACATATAGCGTAAGCTCAACAACTCTAACATTTTCAACAGCTCCACCCTCCGGGACTGGCAATGTGGAAGTAGTGTTTACACAGCCCTTATCTATTGGCGTGCCTTCTGATGGAACTGTAATTGCCGCAAAGATTGCAACCAATGCTGTTACAACCGCCAAGATCTTGGATGCCAATGTCACCCTTGCAAAACTAAGTGCAACAGGAACGCCAAGTGCAAGCACCTTTTTGCGCGGCGATGACACTTGGGCAACAGTTGGATTGGAAACTGGCGAAATCCTTACAAGCATTGCGTCTAGCAAGACGGGCTATCTGTTGTGTGATGGGTCAACCTATACCCGCACATCATACGCGACCCTTGCTGCTGCTATTGGTACACCTGTTGCTCCAGTGAACACGCTTGGTAATGCTCTTACTGGGTATATATCAACTTCTAACCAACATAAAATTTTTGAAGCTAACAGTCTTTTGTTTCGCTCTGGAACTGCTGCGTCCACAACTGCAACCGTAGCAAATGGAGCGGCTACTAGCACAGACGGGTCGACTTGGACTTTGCGAACAGGGTGTAATATTTATACCTATGGCTTTGGCAACGCAGTAAGTTATGGAACCTCTGTATATGTAATTAGCACCCAGCCTAGTGCAAACAATGTTTGGCAATATCAAACAACTCCTGATGGAGTAACATATACAGCGCGTACATATAGTATTGCGTCAGTTAACCAACAAGTTTATCCTTTTGAAGTGGCGTATGGCGGCACATCAAACCGTCATGTTGCATTTCTTGTTTGGAACCCTCAAACTGCTATTTCATGCGGCGTACAAATATCTACAAACGTCCGTGCTATATATTCTGCGGATGGTATTACTTGGACGACAGGCGATACTGTTTCTTTGACATCCGCATCAATTAATTATAATTATGGTGGAGTTGCTGGGTATTCTGGCGGGTTCGTGTATTTTGCTTACCGCAGTGACGGTACAAACTTGGTGAAACATTCTGTAGATGGAGCTACTTGGACAGACATCACGGCAAACATTAACAGTGTTGCGACAATTAACAATCAACTTAGTGGCATTGGTTATGCTAATGGTAGGTTTATCTTAACGGCGTGGAACGCTTCCGCTTCTTCAAATCAAATTTATACAAGCACTACAGGTGCTTCAGGTTCTTGGACACAGGTTGCAAATAGTCTTACAACTGTAGGTCAGCTTGGGAAAGTGCGCGGAAATGCAAATGCGTATGTTTCAAGTCAGAGTTTTAGTACAGACCTTCTTACTTGGGTTCCAATCCCAAATTTAGGTCTTGGAACTGTTTCTATCTATGCAACTCCTTCAACTGGAACTCGTTTCTATGGAACCCCACCAACTGGAGTTGGATCATATTTGTGCGATATTTACAGTTACACAACATCTACACAGTTTGTTGTTCCTAGATTGAATACATACGCAACTGGTTCGCGGTCATCCCCATATTTTGGCAATAGCGTACCCATAAACTACCTGATTAAAACGTGAGGATAGACCATGACGTTGTATGGATTTAGTTCACTCACTGCCTACTCAACCAATGCAACTCAGGAAGTTGCAGACGGTGCTGGCATCCCTGCGTTCTGGACAGATATGCCTGTGCCTACTATCCCTGACGGCATGTTTGCACGGTGGAATTATCCAGACTGGGTGATCACTGATGTTGAGCCACCTGTGTTACCTATTACAGTTGAGCCTGTCATTCAAATTGCACAGGTAGGCCCAAATGTCATTGCATGACCGCCCACTTGCTATCGGCAAGCTGACTGGAGTTATCTACGATTTTGATGATGTCGGTGATGAATTGCCGTTACATGTACACGGTGAGCATGACATCCATATCAGCATTGTAGCGCGAGGATCTGTGCGCGCCTTTGGACCTGATGGTGCATGGGAAACTATTGCAACTACTGGTGCTGTATTGGATTGGGAAGTAGGTCAGTGGCATGGGTTCATTGCGCTTGAACCTAACAGCCGCCTTGTAAACATTGTAAAGGGATAACATCATGGCACTGACACAAGTATCAAACTCAATGCTGGCCTTTGATGGTGGTCCTCTTGGTATGCGCAACCGCATCATTAATGGGAACATGTATATTGCTCAACGCGCCACCTCCGCAACTGTGACAGCAGGGACAACCGTCCCAACAATATCTACTGGCTATCCATGTGTTGATCGGTGGTTTGTTTATTCCACTGGGGCAAACGTCACTGCGGCACAAGTGGCTGGGGCTAGTAACAACAAGAACTTGTTGCAAGTCACTGGCGCGGCATCTGTTACTGCTGTTGGCATTGGTCAGCGCATTGAACAGTTGAACTCGTATGACCTTGCGGGGCAAACATGCACTTTGTCTGTAAATATAGCCAACAGTCTGCTTACCACTGTAACTTGGACAGCTTCATATGCTACCACTACCGCTGATACCTTTGGCACAATCGGGACACCAACAAAGACCCAGATTGCAACTGGTACGTTTACGGTCACTTCAACCCTGACGCAGTATACGGCTAACATTTCTGTCCCTGCCGCCGCTACGACAGGCATTGAAATCCTGTTTACGGTTGGCGCACAGACATCTGGCACATGGCAGATTGGCAATGTGCAACTTGAGGCTGGCACTGTTGCCACGCCATTTGAACGGCGGCTGTATGGGCAGGAATTGATGCTGTGTCAGCGGTATTATCAGCAATCTAGGGCTTGCGCTACAGATAATGGTGCTGCTGCCGCAACAAAAGTTTACAATGTTCCAGTAAATTTTAATGTTGCAATGAGGGTTGCTCCAACAATAACGTATACAGCTATAACTTCAACTAACGTCTCAAGTAGAACAGCCATAAATATATTTGAATTTGGATTTAACCATCAAGTTGTTGCTAGTGCAGGAACAGCAATGGCTGAAGTGTCAACTGCACTTTCTACTGCGGAGCTATGACTATGACAACCGATGACACACGAGTGGTTATAGATTCAGTGGTAGCCTCTGGTGCTATTACTATGCCCTTGTGGGTCATCCATATGCATGAGTATCTGCAACTACTTACTCTTGCGGGTGGTTTATTTTTGCTTGTTATCCGTATCTATCTTGCCATTAAGGAAGCCAGAGGCGAGTAATGAATGGACCCGTTAACAGTCTTAGCTACGATCAAGGCAACTGCTGCCACTGTTAAGACTGCGATTGGCGTAGGCAAAGAGCTTGTCTCGGTAGCTAAAGAACTCTCCGACATTATGAATGGGGTGGCTCACCTCACCCAGATAGCAGCGCAGCCAAAGGGTTGGCGTAAAGGTGGGTCTGCGGAAGCCCGTGCTATCGAAGCCTTTGCTGCCAAAATGGAAGCGGAGAAAATTGAGCGTGATGTTAAGTCACAAATAGTTCAAGTATATGGTGTACGCGCTTGGGAACAGATCCAGCGTGATGTCGTGCGTATTAGGAAAGAGATGAAGATCGCTGCAATTGAACGCGCAGAACGAATAGAGTATATGATTGAAGTAGGATTTACCATTGTTCTCAGTATGATACTGCTTGCAATGGCAGCATGGGCAATATGGTTTGCGGTTCACTATAACCTAGTGTGAGGATAGATGAATGGATTTATCAAAGATCGGTGGCCTTTTGGCTCAATTAGCTCCTACGGTAGCAACTGCTCTTGGTGGCCCTCTGGCTGGATTGGCAGTGAAGACCCTATCAGAAGCGATGTTTGGTCACCAAGACGGAAGCGAATCAGAAGTAGCAGCCGCTCTAATGAGCGCAACGCCAGAGCAATTGCAGAAGCTCAAAGAAACAGACGCATCCTTCAAACTCAAGATGAAAGAACTTGATATTGATCTTGAGAAGATCTCTGCTCTTGATCGAGACTCTGCCCGTAAGATGCAGATGGAGACCAAGGACTGGCTTCCAAAGATCCTGACCATCATTGTGACCATTGGATTCTTTGGTATCCTGTTCTGGCTTCTAGTCCGCGGTGCTCCTCCATCTGGTAGCGAGACCCTGATCTACATGCTCGGTGCGCTCGGCACTGCATGGACTGGCGTAATGCAATTCTATTTTGGATCATCTGCTGGCAGCAAGGCTAAGACAGATGCACTTACCGCAAGGATCTTAACAAATGAACGGATTTCGTGGCGAGGCACTCTCACTTCCACCTGAAGAGATTCCAGTTCTTGCACATAAGTTTGATCTTGAAGGCGCAGTGCTTCGTGCTGTCATAGCTGTCGAGTCTGCCGGGAATGGCTTCGATGCATCTGGTAGACCCAAGGCATTGTTCGAGCGTCATCACTTTAACAAGTGGCTGGTCAAGCGCATTAAGTCTGATGTGTTGGCTGCTGCGACCGAGGCTGGACTGGCATATCCCAAGTGGGGAACTAAGCCTTATCCAAAGGGGTCGGATGCAGTCTACGCAGAGATTGAGGCTGCTTACGAGATGGCTCCTGAAGAGGCTCTATTGTCCACCTCATGGGGTCTCGGACAGGTGATGGGTAGCAACTACGCAATGGTTGGCTGCAAGACTGTCGAGGATATGGTCGAGGAGGCTATGCACTCGGAAGCGAATCAACTGACACACATGATAAACTTCATCAAGTCAGCCGATCTGCTTGACGCTTTGCGAGATAGAGAATGGGCTACGTTTGCTAAGGGTTATAATGGACCAGGTTATGCAACCAACCATTATGATACCAAACTGGAAACAGCGTATCAAAGGTTTACCGCCTAATGTCTATCAAGATGCCTGATTCGCTATTGCGTGAAACAATCCAACAGTACGTTGATTGCGGTCAGAACACGGCTCTTGCTGCTCGGCTTAGTGGAGTACCATCAGAAACATTTCGGTCTCGACTTATGAGGGCATTGGCTAAGTTCAATGTCGATGAGTTCCTACCTAAAGCCCAGTGGACTTATCCTAAGATCATACAGGTAGAGATGGCTGGCAAGACCGCTCTCATTGGTGGCGATGCACACATTTGGCCCGGTCCTGTCTCTGCTATGTGGAAAGCCTTCTGCACTGTAGCAAAGAAGGTGCGTCCTGACTGCATAGTTCTGAATGGAGATATACTCGATGGCGCAAGGGTGAGCCGTCATGCTGGGGTGCTAGGGTCTAGAGCACCAAAGATCTCTGCCGAGATAGATGCTTGTCATGACTGGCTGAAGATGCTGCCCCTTGCCAAGCACACTCACTGGACAATCGGCAACCATGACATGCGTGTCGATAACTATCTTGCCAACAACGCGCCAGAACTAGAGGATTATGCCGGGCGATTGCGCGATAGATTTCCTAATTGGCAGTTCAGTTACTCGGTGATGTTGAATGATGTTGAGGTTCGGCATCGCTTTCGGGGTGGGATTCATGCGACTTGGAACAATGCTCTTCATGCTGGTCTGACGATAGTGACGAATCACACGCATCAGCTACAAGTTTACGCAGTTCGGAATCGAAATGGATCACACTGGGGGATTGAGACAGGGATGCTAGGTGATCCGCAATCTCCTGCGTTCGAATATACTGAAGGTGCGCCATCTCGTGCAATCGAAGGATTTGTTCTTCTAACTTTTGATGAAGAGGGCCATCTTCTACCGCCTGAATTTTGTGAGATGGTTCGAGGACGGCCTGTTTTCCGTGGTCAATATCTAGCTTGATCGTCAGCATTACCATCTGTGCTGCGAAATATAGAATGGCCCCAGTTAAGAGGCCACCTATATACATCTGGGATAGTTCATCCATGAATGACTCCTATGTAAATCAGGAATATAACTAAAGCCGTGACAAGGCCACATATATATCCCTCTACATATGTAATCATTCCGTTAAGATCCAGTAAATAAACATGGGTAATGCTAGCAAATAGAACACCATGATCTGGATGCAGCACTTTATATC